ATATGCTTTCTTTTGGTAAATTATTTCTTCCCGATGATTTTATGCGTTCTGAGACTCCGTGGTTTCATTATGAAATAGCTGACGACATTATGAATCACGACAAAAAACAGTTGGCGATTATTATGCCACGGGGTCATGGGAAGACGGTGCTTACTAAATGTGATTTGTTATGGTCATTTTGCTTTGCGAGTAAAGATGATCCGTTGTTTTATGGTTGGGTATCTGCTACACAAAAGTTAGCGTCAGGTAATATGGATTATGTAAAGACGCATTTGGAATTCAATGAAAAGATTAAATATTACTTTGGAGATATGAAAGGTCGTAAATGGACAGAAGAAGATATAGAACTTTCCAATGGATGTAAGCTTCTCTCGAAATCGAACGTATCGGGAATTCGTGGAGGAGCTAAACTACATAAACGATACGATTTAATTATATTGGATGATTTTGAAGATGAGAATAATACACTTACTCCAGAAGCTCGAGCTAAAAACGGAAACCTTATCACTGCGGTTGTTTATCCTGCTTTGGAGCCTCATACTGGCAGGCTTCGTATTAACGGTACTCCTGTTCACTATGATTCTTTTATCAATAACTTAATTACCAATAGTGAACAAGCCAAAAAAGAAGGCAAAAAAGATTTTGCTTGGGATGTAAAGCTATACAAAGCAATTGATGATAAGGGAAATTCTTTATGGGATAGTTGGTTTCCTAAGAAAAAACTCGAAGAAAAAAAGCAATTTTATCGTGATAGTGGTATGCCTCATAAATTTTATCAAGAATACATGATGCAAGTCCAAAGTGAAGAAGATTCAATATTTAACTCTAGGCATATAAAATACTGGGAAGGTCACTACGAATGGAATGACGAACACCAAATTGGATATGTATGGCATGATGACCAACTAAAACCAGTTCAAACGTTTATTGGTGTAGACCCTGCTACAGATGTTAACAGAAGAGGTTCTGACTACAGCGTACTAATGGTAATTGGTATAGACCAAAATAATGCTATATATGTAATTGATTACATTAGGCAACGTGACCTTACTGTTATGTCTATTGTTGGCGAAAACAATATGGGTATCGTAGACCATATGTTTGATTTAGCACATAAATATCATCCTTTACTTCAAGTAGTTGAGGACACAACTATGTCCAGACCTATCTTTCAAGCACTTCGTTCTGAATCTATGAGAAGAAATGACTTTTCTGTTAAATGGAAAGAAGAAAAACCTGGAACTAGGCAAAGCAAGAGAGATAGGATTCAAGAAGTACTTCAACAACGATTTGCTATTGGTCAAATATTTATGAAAAAAAATCATTACGATTTACATCATGAAATAGTTACATTTGGCAACCGCATGGCGCATGATGATACGATTGATGCTCTTGCCTATGCGTGTAAATACGCAACCCCTCCTCGAAGTCTCGTCAAAGAAAACGGAGTTTTCCGTAAACAATCTAGAACCCGTCCGAAAAACTGGGTATTAGCTTAATGGCTAAAAAAGAGGACAAACGAGCAAATAGAGTACGAAAACTATTTAATGCTATAAACGATTCTCGCAGACAAGATTGGGAAGTTATCAACCAAGAAGGTCATGATTTTTATCTTGATAACCAAATTTCGGAAGAAGATGTAGAAGCATTGCGTGAACAGGGTATGCCTACCTTTACCGTTAATCGAATTATCCCTGTTGTAGAAATGTTAAATTATTATGCTACCTCCAATACTCCTCGTTGGCAGGCAGTAGGAACCGAAGCATCGGATAGTGATGTAGCCGCAGTGTTTTCAGATGTTGCTGATTATATTTGGAATCAATCAGAATGTCAAACTTTGTATTCCAATGTAATTAACGATGCCATTACCAAATCATTAGGGTTTCTTCAGGTATGTGTTGATCCCAATATGGACAATGGTATGGGAGAGGTAGTTATTCAGCAACCTGATCCTTTTGATGTCTATATCGATCCCAAATCACGGGACCCATTGTTTCGAGATGCATCGCATATTATTATTCGTAAAGTACTTCCCAAAGCACAACTAATTAAACTGTATCCCGAATACAAAGCAAAAATTATTAAATCCTCTTCCACACAGGCTACCGACTATAATTATACCGATAAACCAGAGTTTTCTTCTGATTTTCAATACAAAGAAATTACTGCAGGATATGATGAAGACGGAAAAGACAGTCCAATGGTTGAATACTTTGAAGTATATGAACGATCCAAAAAGAAATATTGCAATGTGTTTTATCAAAAAATTCCTAGCCCTCAAGAAGTAGAACAGGTTAAAAAACAAGTCGATACCCAAATTGCAGAAGCCAGTGCAGAAATGCAAGTTCAATTACAGGAACTTCAACAAAAATTACAACAAGGCGTTCAAAGTGGAGAAATCTTACCTGAACGTATGGAATTAGAACTGCAAAAAGCAGTAAAAGAAAACGAAGCACAACTCGCTCTTCTTAGTCAACAAATGATGGCTGAGGCTCAAAAAGAAATGTCTGTAATTGAAAACAAGGTTATTACTGCAGAAGAATACAATGCACTTAAAAAAGATGAAGAATTCTCTCAAATGATTGTAGACCATGTTTTCTTTTACAAAACAGAAATTTCGCTACTAAAAGTCGCAGGGGACGTAACTCTATCTGAAGACATTCTTCCTACCGAGCATTACCCTCTAGTACCCTTTATGTATAAATGGACAGGAACACCTTTTGCCATGAGCGCAGTTGCACCTTTGGTTGGTAAACAACAAGAAATCAACAAAGCTCATCAGCTTATGATACACAACGCCTCATTAGGCAGTTCCCTTCGTTGGATGTATCAAGAAGGGTCTATTGATACTGCTTATTGGGAGAAGTTTGCAACCGCCCCTGGCGCATTGTTGCCTGTAAATCAAGGATTTGAAAGTCCAAAAGAAGTCATGCCTGCTCAATTGTCATCTGCATTTTATAACATTGTGCAACAAGGCAAAACCGATATGGAATATTTGGCTGGTATCTATGGTACTTCAATGGGAAGTCCAGATAGTCAAAACGAAACGTATCGAGGTATGTTGGCTTTGGATGAATATGGCACTAGACGAGTAAAGCAATGGTTAAAAAGCAGTATAGAGCCTTCCCTTAAACAATTAGGTCAAGTAGTAAAAGATTTTAGTCAAGGTGTGTACAAAGCACATAAAGTAATGCGAATTGTACAACCGAATAATATTGAAAATATGAAAGAAGTAGAAATCAATGTACCAATTTATAACGATTATGGTCAGGCTATTGGAAAATGGAATGATTATGAAACAGCTAAGTTTGACGTTCGTATTGTTGCAGGTTCTACTTTACCTGTCAATCGATGGGCATATTTAGCAGAAATGAAAGAATTAATGAAGCTAGGTATTGTAGATGATATTGCAGTACTAGCTGAAACCGATATCCGTAACAAAGAAAAGATTGTAAAACGAAAAAGCTTGTACTCTCAATTACAATCGCAATTGAGTCAATTGCAAGAACAGGTTAAAGACAGAGATGGAACCATTGAAACGTTATCTAGGCAGTTGGTCCAAGCAGGTATCAAATCAAAAATTATGCAAGGAGAAGTTGAAATCAAAAAATCAGTTAATGACAGAAAAATGTCCGAAGGTCGTTCTGCAGATCGAGTTAAAGCTGAATCTGATTTACAACGTTCTTTAATGCGAAAAAATTCACAAGAACAACCTATGGAGGTTAATTAATGAGTGAAGAACAACAAGCAGTAACCCAAGACGCAGTTGAAGATGCGGTACTTGGCTCTGCTACAGGTTTCTTTGACGACCTTGATCGAGAAGTAAACGGTGCGATTCAAGACGACCAAGAACCTCAAGAAAATCAACAAGCAACAGAAGAACCTAAACAGGAAAACCCTCTTTTTACTGAAATAGAAGAGGCTCCTCAAAAGGATGAAACTGATTGGAAGAAGCGTTATTCCGATTCCTCACGTGAGGCTCAAAAATTAAAACAGGAGCTAGACGAATTTGGTCGCTTTAAGCCGTACATCGAAGCCCTTCAAAATGATGAAGGATTAGTTAATACAATAAGGGATTATGTTCAAAATGGACAAAAACCGAAGGAACTGAAAGAAGAGTTATCTCTTCCTGAAGACTTTGTTTTTGATATTGATGAAGCAATCTCAAATCCGAATAGCGATAGTTCAAAGGTCTTTTCTACCATGATTGATCGTGCAGTAAGTAGCAGAGTAGATAGCAGATTATCTGCTGAAAAACAAGCTACCCAACAATCGATGCAAAAGGCAGAGCGTGATAAACAGGCAGAAGCTTTTAAAAAGAAGTCTGGAATTAGCGATGCTGACTTTAATGACATGATGGATTGGGCAAATAAACATCAAATAGGATTTGAAGATATTTATCTTCTTAAAAACAAAGACTTGTACATGTCGAATGTAGCTAATAGCACAAAAGATGATATGCTTAAACAAATGAAAGCGGTTCGTAGTATTCCTACGACTGCGAGTAATACCAATTCACAGGCAA